TGGTGCGTACTCGTTCACGACAACGGGCGGTGCAACGCCGCACGATGGCTCGCCCATCGTTGCGACCTACAAGATCGAAGCATGGGACCTCGACCCCGTATCGACGGGAACGTGGGGAAACACCATTCGCGTCACTGTCTCCGGCTCTGGCGACTTCTTCAACGCTCTCACGGCGACGTACTCCCGCTATGACCTCACGGTCTCGCTGCTGAACTCGCAGGGGATCTACGAGGTTCTGGAGATCTTCGAGGAGATGGACTTCTCCGATCCGCTGTCGACAGTGTTCATGCCGGACGTGATCAACGAGCTGTCCGACATCATCACTGTTGTTGACCCTGGCGGCAACGAGGCTCCGCTCGAACTCGATGGCCTCGGTCGCGATCTCGTCATCGCAGGCGGAGACGGAAGTGTTGGTGGGCAGGTCATCACCAGCGCGGCCACCAGTGCCAACGTCGTGCTCTCCGACGCTCCGATTGCGAGTCGGACGGTGACCATCTCGTACACAGGAACAACCAGCGGTCCTCTGACCATCACGGCAGATGGAACCGGCGCCCTGACTGGGGCAGTCGACGGTACATACGTGACCTCGATCTCTCTCGGCGGCGAGACCATCCTGCCAAACGCTCTGAGCTACACCTCCGGTCGTTTCAACTTCAAGACGAGCGAGCCGATTGTGCCGGGAACTCTTGTCTCGGTCACGTACCGCTCCGTCCCTGGGACGACCTCAAGTGTCGAGGACTTCGGAGACACCGCCAAGGGCTACACAGCGGGCACCAACGGCACCTTCACGTCCTCGACGTACGGGCGAGACCAGTTCACCTCTCCGGTGCTCATCACGCCCAAGAAGGGCCTCTACGCGCTCAACACGCTCGACGAGTTGATGCAGGTTGGTATCCCCGACTTTGCAGGCGATGTGACCATCACGGGCGACATGATCGACTACGCAGCAACTCGTGCTGCACAGCCGTCTGGTGGCGACCGCTTCCTCATCTTGCAGGTGCCAAAGGGCTCCGACGCGCAAGAGGCGGTTGATTGGTTCCGCTTCCAGCTGGGTCGCTTCAGCATCTTCGCGGCGCTGTACTGGCCTTGGGTCAAGGTTGCGGACCCGTTGTCGAACGGGCGTCCTCTCACGATGCCGGCTATCGGCCACATCGCTGGTATCTACGCGCGCACGGACACGACCAAGAATGTCGGCAAGGCTCCCGGTGGAACCGTCGATGGCGCTCTCAACTTCTTGCTCGGTCTGGAAGCCGTCAACTCGCAGGGCGAGCGTGACTTCGTGTACCCGAACAAGATCAATCCGCTCATCTCCGGCGCGAACACCGGGTTGGCAGTGTGGGGTGTTCGGACCATCTCGAACCTCAGCGAGTGGCGCTACATCAACGTGCGTCGTCTCTTCATGTTCTTGGAGAAGTCGATCTACAACAGCACGTTCTGGATCGTCTTCGAGAACAACGGCCCCGGACTCTGGACCAAGATCAAGGGCCAGATTGTTGGGTTCCTCACGGGACTGTTCAACGACGGGTTGTTCGCGGGCACGTCGACTTCTGAGTCGTTCTTCGTCATCGTTGACGACTCCAACAACACCCCGGCAACCATCGAGGCGGGGCAGGTCATCATCGATGTGGGCGTTGCGCCGAACAAGCCCGCTGAATTCGTTCGGTTCCGCTTCCAGCAATTGGTTCTGTCCTAAGAAGGAGTAGCTACACATGCTCGTCAAAATCACAAACGCATCGTCAGACAAGATTCACATCCCTTCATTGGGATCTGTGAACATCGCCCCCGGTGCATACGTCGAGACCTCTCGGTCATATGCCGATCTCGACGGCGACATCTCGCTGAAGAAGCTGGTCGAAACCGGCGATGTCACGCTCAGCTTCACCAAGGAAGACGGCGACGACGCACAACTCTTCTTCGCTCAGGTACCCGTCGCGTACACCGACGCAGCGCGTCCGGCTGCAACCGCGGTTCCGATCTTCGCGGCCATCTTCAACACGGATGATGGGTTCATGAACGTGAGCGACGGCGCTGCCTGGCTCGACCCGACTGGTACGGCTACCTGATAGCAGCCTACTGCTAATCTGATAGACGAACCAAAAACTGCGTGACATAGTGTTTAGCGGGTAATGGCAACGGTTACGATCCAGAATCTGACGAGTAAAGAGGTCTTTCTTCAAGATCTCTACACTACGATTGGACCGAATGGGTTGATCAAGGTGGAACGGACTACTACCGATCTACCTCGAATGAAAACCTTGCAGGCTGCCATTGCTGAGGACAGGGTGGCGGTGTCTGTTACGTACAGTCCAGATGAGGTGGCTTCTGGATTGGCGTCTCCACCGAATGCGGTAGAGGCGCAGGACATCGCCGCAGTTTCTGCTCCTACGCCCATGTCGGGCGTAGCGCTCGTCCGTCATTCGCTTCTTGCGGGTGGCGGAGGGAGTCCCGATGACTTGACGGTCATCGAGACTTTGCCATTCAAGTTCCGCATCATCGACGCTTGGGGATTTGTGTCTGCTCCTGTTTCAGGATCGACGCTGGAAGTCCGTACTCAAGCCGGTGGTGCTGGAACGAAATTGGCAGAACTAGACAGCGGCTCCACCGGACAAAAGCGCTGGCAAGGGTTGCTCTCAACCGGAGTTGCGACCCCCGGGACTTTGGAAGGACTGTTCGTTCACAGGAGCGACAATGGTGTGGCCGGGGAAGTGTTTCTTTTGGTCCGCCCAGAAATCTAAGAGGTACCCATGGCACGTCCGTTGAACACCGATTTTCTCCAGTCCATGCGCTTCCAGTTGGAAGTGATCCAGGACGCAAGTGGAGACGCTACCGACCCCTTCACCAACCTGGGCACAGACTCCCTCACCGATACGGGGTTCTCGGCTGTGACCACGCCTGAAGAGACGATGGAGGCGGTGGAGTACCGAGAAGGTACTTACGTCTACACGCGCAAGTACCCCGGCATCCCGTCGCAGGGCGATATCACGATGTCTCGTGGTGTCACGGCGCACGACTCTACATTTTTCGCCTGGATGCTGCGCACGACGCGTGGCGGTGGCGAGTACCGCATCGACTTCGACATCAAGCAGTTCACGCGCGAGACGATGGTGGGTGCCTCTGGCAACATCGACGTGAGCGTGGGAGCCATTCGTGTCTACAGCGTCAGGGATGCTTTCTGCATTCGCCACAAGTGCGCTGGCGACCTTGACGGTACGGCGAGCGAAGTCAGCATCATGGAGCTGGATGCGGGCTACGAGTACTTCAACGTGCTGTTGACGAACCCGGATGTTCCGCTGAAGCCAGACACGACCAGTCTCGCTCCGTAAGCGCCTGGTATGGCGCGTCTCGCAGTAGCGGACCACCTCCAGAATTACACGTTCTGGTTGTTCGACCTTGGGCCGATTGCTGCGCTCGCGCTACCGTTGTTCCTGCCTGCGCTCGGGTTCTCTTCGATTTCCGCGCCGGAGATGACGATAGAGACGAAAGAGATCACCGAGTGCAACTGGCATTGGAAGCGCAAGGTTCTCGGGAAAGGGTCGGCATCCTCCATTACGTTGGAGCGCGGAGTCCAGTTTTTCGACGCTGACTTCTATCGCTGGATTCAGTCGGGGCTACACGGAACGCCTACCCTTCACGGTATCGGGTTGGCGTCGGCGTTTGGAGCTATCGGCGGAGCTATCGGATCTAACCTTACAGGCGCTTTTGAGGTCGGTGGTCCGACGTACCGCAGGCTTCTTCTGCTTGTTCAGTTCTTTCCGCGATTGGGCATGAATGCCACTTCAAGCGCGGTAGGGAACGGTGCAATCTCGGCGGGCATAATTACGGCCATTGGAGCTGGTGCGGCTGGGTTCACAGACCTTGGAACGTCATCGCAAGTTGCGGGTGGTATCCGAAACGCAGCGGCCAACACTGGAGCCTTTCTCGGCGGTGCTTTTGCTGCGCGCCTGCCCGCGCGCGCGTTCCTGTTGAGCGGATGTATCCCTACTCGGTACAAGCCCTCCGGGGACTTTGACGCAATGAGCAGTGATGTATCGGTTGCGGAGCTGGAGATCGAAATGGACTCTTGGACGGAGATCGGACTAGCTACGTAGGAGGACGAAATGCAATGGTGGGAAACACTCGATGTAGAAGCGCTACTTGCGCTACAGCACGAACAAACTACGACAGCGAATGTTGGTGCGTTTGCCGTTCCTCTTGGTGCGCCTCTTCGGCGTACTTCGGTTGGTCCTCTTGAGGTACCAAGTGCAGGTGGTGCTCATCATCCCGACTCCGAAGCAGTGAAGAAAGCGATCAAGTACCTGCAAGGGAAGTAGCTGCTCAATACGATCCAAAGACCCCGCTGCGTGCGGGGTTTTCGTTCATTGCGAATACTTAATATGCGGTGTATGAGGTAAGTATGTCAGGTAATGGGGACGGTAAAGACCCCGCCTTGTCTGCGTTGCTGGCG